GACTGTGCTATATAAACGAATATTAACATCCCGCATCAATTAACCTCCTATTGCCGTCTGTACGCCAGTACAAACATATCTGTATTAAAATTTACTCATGAAATTTCTTATATCATGTTTTATCTTGTCTTCAACTTTAACATAATAAGTATCAGTTCCTTCTTTAATTATTATGTTGTTTAAGTCTTTAGTTAATTTGAATGTATCTCCTATAACTTCTTCAACGTTTTTAACTAACTTAAAGTTCTTAGATTCTTCTTTAATAAAGTCAGTAAACATTGATTCATTTATAGCAAATACCATATCTCGATATTGCTCAGCAGTTATATCTGCTCCAGCACTCTCAGTTATTGCTTTATTTACAATACTTATGTTTTTAGTTTCATCTCTATATGCTTCCATATGAGAAGGTAATATAACACAATCTGCAGTAACTAAATGACCAGGTGTGTTCATTAACATAGTACCATCTTTAGTTCTAGAAAGTTTAGCTAACATTCTAACACTAAAAGCTGGTTCCATTCCTTGTAATATTCTTCTAGTCAACATAGTTCCACAAGCACCATCATCAAAAGTTTCAAATTCCCCTTTAAGTAAATTACCACTTCTATAATATGAGTTTATTCTACCACATATTCTAGCAGGGTCTATTTGTGTAACTCTGTGCATAGATTGATCTAACGGATGACCGTATTCACTAACAAATGATTTCTTTCTTATTAATTCTTGTATATGAGGAGCATTCCAAGAAGCCATTACAGCATCTCCATCATATATTCTTTTATTTCTATTCTTAACGCCGAAAGATTGGAATACGGTTTCAAATATAACATAGGTCATACCATTTCTATTGAAATCTCTAACGTTAACTGCACAAGGATCTGCAGTTTGTTCCATAATAACATGAGCTATTACTTCATTTTTTTCCATTTGTTTATTTCTCCTTTCTTTATATTTCAAGGTATTAAGGAATTGTTTGATTGAAGACAATTTAATAATAAATAAAATGAAGGAGGAGAATAGATGATTAACATAAGTAAATTAATCACATCAATCAAATTAGATTTAGGATTAGTTGCTATGGCTACACCTTTTGAAAACTTAGATGAACTAGTTAGAGAAATAATAGTTGTTAGAACTATTCCTGTATTTGATGAGTTATATCCTTATATAGTACCATTACAAATAGACACTAATGAACTAGAACAAGTAGACAAAAGATCTGAAAGTACTATATATAGATTACCAGATGTTTTTGGAGATGCACAAATAATGATGATTACTCATATGGAACCTATCTTCGATACAGACAGATACTCACATGATTACAATACATCATTATTCTCTTATGGTGTAACTCCATGTTTATACGGTTATCAAGATTTAATGATGGCTCAGGCTAATGCTAATATGCTTAGTTCTGCTGCTAAAGGTGCTACTTTTAAATTTATGCCTCCTAACATGATAGAAATATTTAGTGGATATGCTATGGGTAATACATACAGACTTTCTGTAGCTTTATCTCATTCTGAAAACTTATCCACTATACCAGCTACATGTTATGGTTCTTTCTTAAAATTAGCAACTTTAGATGTTAAAGCTTATCTATATAATACTTTAATTCATTATGATAATCTTTCTACAGCTTATGGTCAATTAAGTCTTAATATAGATAGATGGAGTGGAGCAGAAGAGGATAGAAAAGCTTTAATAGAAAAATGGGAGCAAACTTATCATTTAGATTTATCAAATATTTATTTCATATAGTTTTTAATTTGATAAACAATTAAGTAACCTCATATTTAATTTAATTTTATTATTACCAATATTTTTCATAATATATCTCCCTGAAGATAACCGTATGGTTATCTTCCTTTTTTATTGTCAAAAACAATTTTGTAATTAGGTTAAATACAAGGAAAGGAGAAGGGATATGAAAGATTTTTATTCTATTGAAGAGAATTTTGAATTCTTATATAATGATATTTATATATTATTATCTAATAAGATAATAGAATCTTCTATAGCTGAAAATTGGTTAGCTAATTGGTATGTGTGTAATAAGTATAATACAACAAGAGCCATTGAAAAATGTGCAGCCAATTTAATAATTCCTAGATTAAAAGATTCAGGAATTCCACAAGATAATTTTAAATCTATAATAGATAGAAAACTTAATGGATGTTTTGAATCGTATAATGACCTAGAAAATACATTAGAAGATAAAAAATATATGATAGAAAATATACAAAAAGTACGTATAACTGAAAGTACATTATCATATATAATTCAAGATTTTGAGTGTGGAGATATTATAGAATATATAGGAGAAAGTTATAATACTGAATGGCGAAATAAAACTATATCTTCATTAAATGAAGAATCTAAACAGATTCTTGGTATAATATCTAGTATAAAACATGCTATATTAGAAAATAAAGACAATGAAGAAGTGTTAAATAGGATTGAAGAGCACAATACTGCTATATTATACGAATATAAATATTCACCAGAATCTTGCAATATAGATTATGAATCATTAAAATCACTGTTAGAAAATCAAAGTGATGAGATGATAGAATATACTTTAAGAGAATTAAATCACTGTAATAAATTAATTGAGCATTTTATAGGTTATGAAAAATCTGATGAATTTATATATGAACAAGCAGTTGAAAAATTTAATTCAATGGTTGAAAGTATATTCTTTGAAGATACTGAAATAGACGTTAATGAATTTGTTAAATTATATGAATTAACCAATGCTTTATGTGAATATGAAAATACTATGGAAGCTTCTTCTAGAATAATTAGAAAAGGTACTGAAAAAGTGACTAAAGCTATAGATAGAGCTTCAGCTAGATCTAGAGGAATGGCTAATGCTGATTCTAAAGTAGACCAAATAAAAAGAGGAGCTAAAATAGTAGACGATAGAGCATCTGATGCAATTAATAATAAAATAGACCAAATTCTTAATTTCACAAGAGAACAAAAAAGAGAAAAGATAATAACAGGTAAGAATACTATAAGGTTAAGTAAGGTGTTGAAAACTATTATAGGAATATTAGCTGCAGGTACAGCACTTAAAGCTAAACCTTTATTAGGTGCAGCAGTTACTATAATAGGTTTATTAGGGGCAAGAGGTTTAAGTAGAGCTACGGAAGCTAGAGAAAAGAAAAGAATTATGTTAGAACTAGAGACTGAATTAAAAATAACAAGAGAGAAAATAGAAGATGCTAAAGGGGAAAATGCTAAAGAGCAAAAATATCAATTAATGCGTATAGAAGCTCAATTGGAAAAAGAAATATTCCGTATTAAGCATGGATTAAAATACTATTAAGGGGTTGATATAATGAGATTTGATGATTTTAATTGGAAAGATATTATATATGAAGCTCCTGAAGATGATTTAGATGACGGTGGAGATTTATCTGCTACAGACTATGCTGATGCTGGAGATGATGTGGACGTGGCTGAAGCAGATCCTATGGCAGATGAAGGTGGAGAAACAGAAGATGTTACAGATGATACTGAAGCAGATCCAGCAGATGAAGATCCACTAGGAGAAGATGAAGAAGGTGGAGATCCAGCAGATGAAGATCCTATGGCAGATGAAGGTGGAGATCCAGCAGATGAAGATCCATTAGCAGATGATGCTGAAGGTGGTTCAGACGAAAATCCAGAAGATGAACAAACTGATAATATGGAGGATAACGTTTCTTCTGATAAACAAAACGTGAATTTAATAAATGATTTTATTGAATTACATAGACGCATTGATACAATAATGCAGCAGATAAGAACGGACTGTAAAACTAACATAAGATACAATCCAAATATGTTAGTAGTAAGGGGTAATTTAGAGAAGTTAAAAGCTATTACCTATGATTATATAATTAATAAGTTCGCAAAAGAAAGTTATGTTGCAAATCTATATCAATTTAATTTAATAATACAGGCATTAAATACTAACATAGATTTATTAAGTTCGGTTTTAGCTTCAAACAAAAAATTTGAAGAAGCTAATAAAAAAAGTAAGAAGAAAAAAGACGAAAAGAAACCAAATTCTAAGAAGAAAAAATAATTCTCCGAGGTTTTATAAGAAAACAATTTGATAAGCGTGGTATAGTATGTGAAGTTTAGGATTTTTAACAATACTAACTATAATTTTTTGAAACAACTATTTAATATTAAATTAAAAATAAGTGCAAAGGAGTGTATTTATAAATGGCTAGATATAATGAAGTAAACCCAACAAGAGTAGTTGGATCATTTGTGGAATCAAGAAACGAAGATTTCAATAATCAATTAGTTTCTATAAACGAAACTTTTAAAGGTTCTTTTGGATTAGATCCAATAGAAGAGTCTTTAAGAATATATAAGGACGATGTTATATTCGAACAATACAAAGAAATGTTATTAGGGGATTTATTTGAAGCTTCTATGGGAGATAAATATTTAGATCTTTTACCTGCTAAAATAGAACAAATAGTAGAAAACTCTAAATATGAAATAGTAAACGAAGCATACGGTGTAGCTCAATTATCTCCAGTTGTTGGATATACATTACCTATAATTAAGAAAAATATGCTTGAATGTATAGCTAAAGACATAATGATGACTGAAGTTCCAGATGCTCCAGTTATCAAAGTTGCTTTCGAAAGAAAATTCTTAAAAGATAAAAATGGTAAAAAATATTATATACCTGAAATATTCTATGATAAATCTTTCAAGGAAGCTTCTGAAATGGCTAAAGGAACTCCAGTAATGGCTGACCCAATACAAGCTCCACTTGATGAATTCCCATTAATGGAAAACTCTATGCTAGAAGCTGGACAACAAGTAAGAAAAGGTCAAGATTCATTTGCATATGACTTAGCAATAGAAGAAGTTGTATTCGATGGAGTAACTGTAAAAGGATTAAATATAAAACCAGATATAGAAAACGATGGTGTATTCTATAAAGAAGTTAGAGATGGAGAAAAAAGATGTGTTATAGTAGGTAGAGTAGATTTCTATAACGGAACTGTTTCTTGTTCTTCTTTAGATGGTAAATTAGAATCAGTTAAGTTTGTTGGACATATATCAAATCAATTCAATGACCATTCACTAGATATGGACAGAGAAAGAACTCCACAAACTTGGGAAATACCAGAAGGAGAAAGAATCAATACTGCTCTTACTATAGAAAAAATAAGAGACTGGAAAGCTATGGCTAATATAGACATAACTCCAGAAATAGTTAATGATATAGCTACTACATTAACTCAATTCGAAGATTCAAATGCTATGGATTTCTTAGAAACAAGTTTAGATAGATGGATAGACAAAAAAGATCTTCCATATGGATATAATAAAGGATTTGTTCAAACTGCTACTTTCGATTGCAACGTTACAAGTGGTATGTTAACTCAATCTGATTATATAGAAAAAGAATTAAAATTCAGATTTAATAAATTAGTTTCTCAATTAAAAGATATATTAAAAACTAACGAAATAATGTTCGTTGCTTACGGACATCCAGATAATATAGAATTATTTAACAGTGCTGTTAAATGGGTAGTAGACCAAAATACTAGAGTAGGTGGAGTACAATTAGACTATAAATTCGGTGTTATGACTGAATCTGGAAATAGAATCCACTTCTTATCTTCTTTAAAATGTGCTAGAGAAATAGGTGTAAGAATAGTTGCTTATCCTACTACTGCTAACCATATAACTTTCAAACACTATAAATATTCTTTCAATATAGAAAATACTTATAGACATCCACAAGTTGATAGAGTTCCTAACATCATGGGTACTCATAGATACTTATCAACTGAAATGTTACCAGTTCAAGCTCGTATGGAATTCGTAAATAACGATTTCGGTATAGATGCTAGAGAATAATCTTGATGGATTTTAAATCCATGACTATTTGTAATAGATGGTGATAAATGAATTTCTAGTACAATCTTATAACGAGATTGTACTAGAAATTTTTTATTCTAAATAGAAAGGAGTAAGTAGATGAAGAGGATAGCAAAAAAAGAATCTATTATGTTCGTTGAAGAATGTATACGAAATATTCAACAACAAAAAGAAGTTTCTAAAAATATCAAATTAATAGAAAGTGCTATTAAGAGAGAATTTGATATAAAATTACAAATATCTATTATAGATAATAAAAAACAATTCTTCGGAATGTGTGTTTATCCATCTCCTGAAGAAATAAATGAACTTACTAAAATGCTATTAGATACAAATGTTAGAATGGCTGATGTAGAACGTGTTCATATTGAATTCATGACTAAAGGAGTACATGTTGTAGAAATAGATTCTATGCTTTTATACGATCATAATTTAAATGCTTCTGCTGGAGAAGTTACTGCTATATTATTACATGAAATAGGACATATAATAGCATCTAACAGTATCGTATGTAGATTTGAAAGAGCTAAAGAATATATAACTATAAAATTTGACAATAGAACGAGAAAATTAGTTCCTATACTTCCATTTATAAAACAAGTGTTCAATATAGCAACATTACAAATATTCTCAAATCATTTTAATAGTCAATTAGCTAAAGAAAGAAAAGCAGATGAGTTGGCATTTAAAGAAGGTTATGGAGAAGAATTAAGTAATATTTTAGGAAAACTTATCGCTAATGGTAAGGGAGAGCGTGTTAAAAGAACACAAAAAGACATGGATAAAGATATAGAGTTAACCATAGACTGGTTAATCGTTAATGTTAAAGAATTACAATATAGAAAAGATAGATTAAATAAATCTATCAAAATGTTAAAATTAAGCACTCCATCTATATTCTTAGCAGATCAATTAGATAAGATACATCATTCGGTATTTAAAGATGATCATAAAGAATTAGTTGAAAAGGTTGCTGTAATAAATGAAGCATTTATTTTATCTAGTTTAAATGGTAAAAAATGTAAAGCACCTAAAGGAGCTATGGATAGTTCTGGAAGAGTTAGAAAACTTCATCCGAGAGATTTAGATATTTATAGAGCCGAATTAGAAAGAGTTGACACTGTAGATGATAAAATATTCTTATTAGAAAGATTATATGATTTATTAGATATAGCTGAGTATGCTAGACAAATAGCTATAGATGAACCTAGGAGATCAACTCAATCAGTTCAAACTATTGACATGTATATAAATCAAATACATGAAATAATAAATGAAGTTAATAAGAAAAGAATTACTAAAACTAAATATGGATTGTTTATCAAATATCCTGCAGATTATGAAGGGTAGTATATTGGAACTGTGGGATAACCACGGTTCCAAATTATTTTTTGGGTGGTGAATGGAAATGTACATACATGAAACGAATAATGTATTTTATGATACAGAAACAAACAATCTATCTTTCCTTCAAGTAGCCTCGGACCTAAAGAAATTAGGTATTAAAAATAATATGTTCTTTTTAAGGTTATATGATAAAGGATTACAAGGAATAGATCCACATGGTCCTATAACAGCAATGTCAAATGAATTATGTCAAAGAATAATGGCAGAATGTATTAGGAATCCATGGTATTACTTAAGAGAAGTTTGTAGAATACCTGACCAAGGGAATAGTAATGGTATTCCATATAAATTAAATAGAGCCAACTTAGCAGCTACTTGGTGTTTTGTTAATAATATAGACCACTATTTAACAATACCAAGACAGGTTGGTAAAACACAATCGATAATAGCAAATCTTACTTGGGCTTATTTATTCGGTACAACCAACTCTTCGTTTGCGTTCTTTGCTACATCACAAGAACTTGCATCAGAAAACTTAGAGAGATTAAAAATGCAAAGGGAATTGTTACCTCCATATTTAAGATTAAGACAGGATTGTGTTATAGATGCTATATTAGGAACTAAAGATAATGAAATAGACAATATTAGAAAAATTTATAATCCATTAAATAAAAATACAATAGTAACTAAACCTAAAGCTAGTAGTAAAGAAGCAGCTATAAAACTAGGAAGGGGTAATACATTACCTATCACATATTCAGACGAAACTGAGTTCACTGATTATATAGATGAAATAGTTAAGGCTTCAGGTCCAGCGTTCTCAACTGCAGCAGCCAATGCCGAACGTAACGGTGCTGCTTATTGCCGTATATTCTCAAGTACACCAGGTGACTTAGACTCTCCTGCTGGTCAAGCTGCACAAGCTATATTAGATAAAACATGTAGATGGACTGAAACTTATTATGATTTAGGTCCTGAAAAAGCTAAAGAAATAATAGCTTCTAACTCTGAAAATGGTATTTGCTATATAGAATATTCTTATAAGCAATTAGGATTGGGTGAAGAATGGTTTAGAAAGCTATGTAAACTTGTCAATGGTGACCCTACAGCGATTAAAAGGGAATTATTATTACAAAGAATTAGAGGTAGTAAAGATTCTCCTTTTAGTGAAGAAGACTTAATGGCTATACAAGAAATTAGACCTGTTATATTGGAAGAATATTTTATAATGGATATTTACCAATTAAACGTTTATAAGGAATTAAATCCTAAAGTTCCTTATTTAGTCGGTGTCGACGTTGCTACAGGGGTTAATAACGACAGTACGGCTGTATCAGTAGTTAATCCTTATACTTTACAAATAGATGCAGAATTTAGAAGTCCTATTATGGGTTATCCAGATTTAAAAAGATTCTTATATCAAATGGTTAAAAAGTATATTCCAAACTGTGTTCTTTGTATAGAAAAGAACCATGGAGGAGATGCTGTAATACAAGACTTAAGAGAATCGGTTCTTAATAGAAATATCTACCATAGTATGTCAAAAGAATTAGTTGATGATAATAATGCTAAAATGAATAAAGGGCATATAGAAAGAGAAGTTGAAAGAAGAAGAAACTACGGAGTATTTACAGGTACTAAATCAAGAGCATTAATGATAGATTTATTATTCTTAACAGTACAAGAAAATAAAGATAGATTAACTTCTCATTATGTTATAGATGATATACTTAAATTAGTAAGAAAGAATGGTAAAGTTCAAGCAGCAGCAGGGGAACACGATGATAGTATTATGTCATACTTAATAGCTTTATACGTTTATACTTATGGTAAAAACCTTAATAGATGGGGAATTGTTCAAGGTATGAAGGAACCAGGTTATGATGGTGATAAAGCACAAGAAGAAGATGCTATGCAATATGCTATGAATAACTTATCTGAAGAAGATATGATGTTCTTCCAAGCACAAATAATGGCATCTCAAGCTGCTAGTACATATGAAGCTCAAATGAGGAAAGAAGCAATGCAATGGAATAGACAATCGGAAATAATAGATAAACAAATAAATGCTACTACTAGAGTTGAAGATATAGAAAAAGAAGATTTGAACTATGACTTTGATAAAAGGGACAGAAATTCAAATCCATTCTTATTAAATGAGTTCGATGATTTAAATGACTGGTAATAATAGATATGGCTTCGGTCATATCTATTATTTTTTATTCTAAACTTAACAGTTATTTAGATAATAAATGAGAATATAAAGTATAAAGGAGAGGTAGAATTATGATAAGAGATAATGATTTTATTAACGGTTTTGATATAGAAAGAATATTAGGGGATTTACCTATAGACATAATAAAAGAAAACATCAAATCGCAAATAGACGATCCTTTAACATTTATGACAAATCATTGTGATCAAGTTTACGAAACTCTTGATGAAGCAATGGATGAAGTAGGACATATAGATGAATATAGAGAAGAACTTAATGAAATGAGAGATGATTTTAATTCATTCCTTATATTAGAATTAGATAAAGGGTTTGGATTAGGAATAGATATAGAGAATTTACAATCATATGAAATGGAAGAAATAGGTAGAAATGCATATGAATTCTTTGTAGTTAATCTAAGAGAAAATATAACTAATTTTCTTAAAAACTATATTTGTATTAACAAATCATCATTGGCTGAATTATTTACAGATGAATATAAACGTAAAGATGTAACAACTACAAATATGAAAAGATTAACTAAGAATAAAGATGATGTCGTTATATTATCAAATATAATATCGGTAATATATCACATTTTAGATCTTGATTTAGATCCTGAGGATTTTATGGAAATGTCTATAGAACCAGGAGAGTATTCAGGGGAAGCTGTAAAAGAATATGTGTACAGTTTTAAAATAGCTAATAACTTCGTAAGTAGATTATTCAACGAAGTTAAATATACACATAATGACGCAATAGATGAATTTGCATCGGAGATATGTTTAGAACTTCAAAATAATTTAATATTTGGTGAAAGTGAAGAAGAATAAAAATATTTAGGAGGTAATAATTATGTCAAATATTACAAGATTGGATGAATCTAAGGAAAAATTAAATAAATTAAGAGAATCACAAAAGGAATTATTACAAGAGGATGAAGATGCTTTTGCTGCAGTAGTTCCTACATTATCAGTAAAACAAATAGAAGAAATGTCTGATGATGAATTATTAGCTTTTAATAATTATGAAGAAGGTAAATATTATATAGGTGAACCAGATTTTGAAACTAAAGAAGATCTAGTTGAGTATATAAGATCAGTTATGGTTTATTTAGTTCAATCTTATGAGTTCTCTATAGAAATGGATAATTCAATTAAAGAAATAAATGATTTAACAAAGGAAACTAATGACGCTATAAAAGAATTTTATGGTTTTGATAAATTAGATCCAAATGTTAGTTCAATTGATATAATAGAAAAAGCTATAAGTGATGGATTATCAAAAGCTGAAGAGGCTGGAGATATAACAAAATATGCACAAATTTTACAATCACAAGAAACTTTTAATGAAACATTTACATTAGATAGAATTAAAAATCTTTATAAAACATTAGATCCTGAGAATTTAAAGAAAGATGCACAATCGGATAGATCAGTAACAATATATAAAAATTATGTGAAAGTACAACAAAAATTAGGTTCTCAATATGACCTAGTGCAAGTAAATGATTTAGAACAAAGATTTTTACCAGAAGAATATCATAGTTTGAATAATTTATTTATAATAGCAGTTATTAAATATATAAGTAAATCTATGAAAGATGGTAGATATTCTAGTGATACAGCTTTCTTCGTGTCACAATTAACAACTAATTTATTCTTATTACATTTAGGTAAAATGCCTAAAGACAAAGAAGAAATATTATTAACAAATATTAAAGAATTTTTAGACATGGTAAGATAATAGATGATAGCCAATGGCTATCATCTTTTTTTCATCGTTAAAAACAATTACCTAATAAGATAAAAATAAAGGAGGAATGTAAGTGTTAAAAGCAAATGTTATTAAGAAAGATGGCATGATAGTGTTAAACTGTCCATATGCTGAATTCTATGTTCCTAGACAGTATACTGAAAAAGAACTTGCCGTTGACTGTGGTGAATCTTTCCAAGCATTCGGCGTAATGTATCTTAGAACTTTTTCCACTATGGATAAACCAAATGAGTTAGAGATACTTAAAATACCTAATATGCTTAGTTTCTTCCCAGCAGAAAAAGAAAATAGAAAGATGACAATAGGGAATGATACTGAAGCTGACTATATAGTATTAAAGTTTTTTAAAGGAAATAATCTATTTCCTTCAGCTATAAGATGTGACAATGCTGCTCCTGAGAATTTTCTTAATATGGTTTTAGGTGGACAAATACCTAAGAACATTCCATATGATAAGACACTTGATTTATTCTTAAAAGTATTTGAGCAAAATAAAGTTGGTTTACCAGCTCCTGCTATCATGCTTGAAATGATAATAAGTGAAGTTTATAGATACGCTGGAGATAACTCACTTAAGTATGGTCAATTCTTAGCTAAAAACTTCGATCCAAAGAAAAAGCAATTAGACTATTCATTAGCTAATGTTAGAACTATTTGTAAAAATAATAGTTCATTCGCAGGTATTTCTTTCGAAAATATGGATGAGATGATTACATCAGCTATTAATAATAAGAAATACAATAGAACTGAAACTAAAACACCTCTTGAGGACGTTATTAAGTATTAATACAATAATATAACGTAACAGGTTGTTAAATCAGTAAAGTGCTGCTTGAACAATTATTTAAATTTAATAAATTAAAAAATAAAGGAGGAATTCAAATCATGTATGTTAATAATAAGAAAAACATTCCTGATTACGATCATCCGTTTAACGTTACGATCATAAATGATAACACAATTCGTGAAAAAAGACCTGCAGCTGTGCCTGACAGAGTTAATTATTTATGCGTATTCGTTGGAGGAAAAGGTAGAGATAATAAATTAGTAAAAATTACAAGTCAATCAGAATTTTTAAAGGAATATGGTAAACCTAACATATTTAAATATGGGCAACCTATATTAAATGCTTACGCTTCAATAGCAGATGCTTATTCACATGCATATTGTATGAGAGTTATGCCTCTTGATGCAATGTACAGTAATATGATAGTTTCTGCTAAATATAAAGTAGTTGACGGAAGCCTTGAAGTTAAATTAGTTAGAGATACTGAGTTAGCATTAAATAATGCTGCTCATTTAGAAGGTCTATTATTACAAAAAAGAAATGATGAAGAAGACGAAGCTGGATATAAAACTTTACCTTTATTAGCTATAAGATCTTTAGGTAGAGGGGTATATGGAGATTCATTCAGAGTCAGATTAACTGGTGTAGTTAGAAAGAAAACTAACATAGATTATAGACCATACAGATTAGAAGTATTAGACGTTGAGGAAGGAAACGTTGTTGTTGAAACATTCGATGGATGCTTATACGACCACGCTGCAAACTCTCGTTCAATGTTATTATCTGATATAGTTGATGGAGAAACTGCTTATTCTACTAGAATAGGTGTACATGTTTTCGAAGATGCATTCGAAATATTATATGATGAATATGCTAAAATGTTCGTAGACAATGGATTAGAATGTCCTGTTGAAAATCATAAATTATTCGATCCAATATACGGTGTAACTAATAAACAAGTTAAAATACCTAACTTAGTAATAAATAACGAAGAATTAGCATTAGATAGATTAGATGGTGTACCTCTAATGGGAGGACATGATGGTGCATTCGCTAACGGAATAGATTTAGAAGGAGAATTATTAGAAGATCTATACATAAAAGCATTTAATGGAGACTTAGATAGAACTATACTATCTCCAAGAAGAACTCCAGTTAAATACATGTTAGATGCTAACTATCCATTACCTGTTAAGAGAGCAATGGTTAATTTAGCTATTCAACGTTATGATGCATTTGTTTATTTAGATGCAGGTATAATAACTACTCATGATGAAGGATTAATATTTGGTGAAGATACTACTGACTTAAACTATAGAATAGTTTCTAAAGGATATCAACATTTCCAAATAAGAGATCCATTCAACGGAAAAAAAGTTGCAGTTACTTATACTTATCATTTAGCTAGTCAATTAGCTAAACATATAGAATTAGTTGGATCACACGTACCATTTACAGGGGAAGCACATGCATTATTAACAGGAGCTGTTAAAAACTCTGTATTACCAGTTCTTGATGAATATGATGAAGATATGAAAGAACAACTTTACGACTTAAGATTAAATTACTATGAAGCTCTAGGAGAAAATATATATGCTAGAGGAACTCAAGTAACTGCTCAAGATGCAGATTCTGACTTAAGTGAAGAACATAATATGGTTATGACTCTTGAAATAAAAGATATAGCTGAAAAAGAAACTATAGCTAGAAGATATAACTTTGCAGAACCTGAAGATAGACAATTATTCGGTGAAATACTTACTGAAAAAACAAAACAATACAGGGATGTTGTTAGATCAATATCTGTATTATATAGTATGACACCAGAAGAAGAACTTTGGTCTGTACTACATTGCTATGTAGAAATCACATTTAAAACTATTGCTAAATCTTCAATTGTTGAAATTAATATCAATAGTAGAGTATAATTAAAAGGGTAGGTGAATATAAATGGCTTTAGATGAACAAAGAACGTTACAAAGTAACATTAAGAATAATAAAACTGATATGACAGGATATTCGCTATTCCTTGGAGGATTAAACGTTAAACGTGCTGCATTAGAACAATATAA